TTTAGCTATGATTGGGGGGTGTTTAGCGGGTGGAGCGCATTGTATTCTAAAATCAAGATGTACCAGAATAAAAATATGTGGATCAGAATGTACCAGAGATGTTTTACCACCGAACTCAGAAATTAATTTAGAAAATGTTTAATTAATTAATTTAAAATAAAAAAAATAAATATTTTATAAGTATTAATAAAGATGGACTTAAATGATAATCCCGAATCTATGCCTTTGGCGTCAGAAACTATTGTTATTATGCCTGATAATCAGGGTGATATTACGAAAGCAAATGGGACAAGAAATATTAAATTTTTTCTACCCGATTATGTTGGATACTTTCTACCCAGTCAAAGTAATCTAAAATTAAGCATTAAGATGTCTGGACGTGGAAATCCAATCCCAGACCCAAGTGCTGGTATTCATTCTATGTTTAATGTTATTCGCACATACGATGGAAGCAACTCTCAGTTATTAGAAGAATTTTTACAGTATAATACATATGTAGCCCAGTGTTTTCAATATACAAAAACTAATGCGATGTCAAACTATCGTATGGAATTTGAAGGTCAGCAGTCCAATAACTCGATTGATGGAAATCTTTACTGGACACCAACAAATACTACTTGGTCACAGGGTACTTTAGGTACAACTGGTGAAACACCAGGCGTCACTAATGTAGATACTGCTAAGAGTGTTCAGATTCTAACACATTTAAAAACAGACCTATATTCCAGCGATGAATTTGTTCCTGCGAGTGTTTTCAGAGGACTCCGCACAGAATTCCAGGTAGAAGATTACCGTCGGGCATTGACATTTACCACCGGCAATTTTGGTTTTGAAAATCCAGTTGCAGGACAGAATATTAATGCTATGTGTCCAATGAATTTCCCACTTATGGGAACTGCTCAATTCCCAGCGGGAGGAACGGATGTCGCATTTAATCAGTTTGAATTAATAACTGTTGGAAATGGTTATACAGCAGGTCGTATTTATGCTTGTCGTCTTACAGCGGGTCTTGGTGGAGAGATAGTAGGATATGTTCTTGCTGGTACGGTTACTGCTGGTGCCTCCCCGGGTGAATTAGTTGCAGCTACTCTTGAATGGTATGCTGGACCACAACCACTTCCAGGACAGGAATTATTCATAGATACTGGTACATCGACAATTAGATGTAATAGTGGAGTTAATTCTGCAGGTGCTGCAATTTCTACAATTCCATATGGTGTAGGTGTGTGGGGCAAAATGAGAAAAGTAGCAATTGGAGATGAATATTTTTTCTTACTTGGTTCAAATAGTGTTTCTGAATCCATGACAGGACATACAACTGCTGGAATCGAAAGTTTTGGTACTGGTACGCTAAAAGACCCAGAACGAGTTATTTCAGGAATTCATTCAATAACAACTGTAGATGGTTACGGCGATTCTGAAACTCGTCCTGGTTGTACTATGCCCTATTCCATAGGTGATAAAATTACTATTAGACAATTTAATAATACTCAACCAGTATCTGGTGTTATTTCCAAAATTAGTCGTCTTCAACTACCAAACGCTATGCAGGCGGCAGCGTCAAAATTATTAAATGTATGTAAAGTAGCATTTATTCCAGAGGTTGCGGTAACTGCAGTTGCTGACAATACCGCAGCACCAGCAGATGACCCTACTAAACAAGCAAATCCCGTCGCATACAATTATGCTTGGACTAACGCCGCAGCAGGATATATTCCGACTATCAATTACACTCAACGCCTAAATGGTTACACTGCTACAAATGTTGCGCAGCATCTTATCAATGCTGCTGCTGAAAAAGTAGATTTTACCATATCTGACATGCAGATGCAGTTAAAACGAGTTGAAATTGACGAGAGAAAAATTGCCGCAGACCTTGCTGCTGCTAATAGTCCTTCCGGATACAGACTGGATTTACCCACAGTACAAACATCGCTTGTAAATGTTCAGCAGTTACAGGGACCTACTAACCAGTTAATTACTATTCCAAATATCACCAGAGCTCTTGGTGTTCTTTCCGTTCCACTCAATCAGAACCATCAATTAACACTTGAGCAAAACTCCTTCTTTGGTTTTGCAGATAATCTATCAAATTACCAGTATGAACTGGGAAGTGATGGCCTTCAGCCTGAACGACCAGTTCCAGTAGAAAAAGCATCGCTCGGAAATCCGCTTATGCAAACACAGATGCAGAATGAACTGATAAAAGCAGGTGAATCATTCGGGTACTTTACAAGCAATCTATATCAAGTTGCAGAAAATTTCGCCATTGCACGAGCATTTGCGAGAACAGGCATGTTTTATAATTTGATGGAAGTTGGTGATTTAGTTTTAAAATGTCAATATGATACTCTGCAGACCAGTCCTAAACTTTTCTGTCATTTTGTTAAATTCATCCGCTCGATAGTTGTATCGCAGAACGGCATAAATGTTTCAAATTAAGTCGCTAAATTACCATAAGATTTTGGGCATTTGGGTACTTTGCTCAAAGCACTTTTTTAGTTTTCTATAAAGATTTTTTCAAAAAAAAATTATTTTTAATAATTTTAAAATTTAAATAAAAAAAGTTAAAATTATTAAAAATCTGAAATACCCAGTACCCAAGATAAATTAAATTAAATAAAATAAATAAAAATAATATATTTTCTTAATAATATAAAAATGAACTCTACTTTTACAAAATCCAAAGTTCGCCTTACGCCCAATAATAATCCAAGTGGAAATAGATTCACGGCTACTAACTTCCCTACCATTAACTTCATCATTGCAAAGCAACCTGCTTTTCTTGACCCCAGAACTTTACGTCTCAATGGCACTTTTTCACTACTTAATGCTGCTGGTGCTGAACCAGTAAATGATTATCAAACGGCGGGTAGTGCTACTAATGGAGCTACTTTAAATAACCGTATAGGTGTGCAGTCCTGTATTAATGAGGTTACAGTACAAACACTCAATGGTAGAAATTTAGAAAATCTACGCAATTACAATCAGTATCTATCTGCTGCTAAACCATTAATGAATAATACATTTGATTATGATAATGGACTTGGTCTTCAGGATTCTCTTTTATGTAATAAGAGTATTACAAATGCGCGTGTCGCGAACGTGCAGACTGAGTTTTCTATTCCAATTGAAGTTGGAATGCTTGGAGATAAACCATTGAATATTTCTGAAAAAGGTTTCCATGGCTTACAGTTAAATATTCTATTAGCACAGAATGCCCAGGCACTACAGGGATTTTATGTTTATTCAGGAGATGATGGTACGAAAGTAAGAATAGTTCAACCAGCAGCACAGCAGGCATTTTCATACAATTTAGAAAATGTTTCACTAACATTTGATTTAATTCGCCCAAGTCAGGAGATATTCAATACTCTTCCAAGTTCTGGTATTATTTCTTTCAATAGTATTTCTTCACTCACCAGTACTCTACTATCTTCAGACCAGACTATTAATTTAAGACTGGGTGTCAAAAATTGTTTATCTGTCACTCATTCTATGCTTCCAAGTAATCAAGTAAATAATGGATTAGTAGATTCATTCCGTCTCGCAGAACCAGAATTAAAGTCACAGGCAAATGGTAGTACTGTAGAGGTAGCAAAAATTAATCAGGTGCAGTATTTACGCTCTGGGCAGTTATTCCCTTACAATTTTGTTCTTGATTCAGAAACACAGGGTGCTGAAGGCAATCCTCAAGCACAAATTGAAGAACCAGCATTAAATTCCATTACCCTATATGAAAATAGACATCAAATGATGAATCCAAATACTCAACTTGGTATTAATACTTCTACTCAGTTTGGTGGAGATGCTGGTACTATACCATTAAATTACCCACAGGCAGCTGACCCCTCCAGTCTATTCCTACTTGGTGTTCCAATGGATTCACAGAGACAGGGTGTCGATTTCAGGACGAACGATTATTCTGTAAGAATTCAATCCTCACTAAATGATACAAATGCTAATACCGTTTATACCTTCTGTCGTGCCAGAAATGTTGCCGCATTCTCACCAACCGGCATTGAAGTAACGGAATGACGCTTTTAGAAAAACCGTCCCCAAAATCTTTTGGTAATTTAATAAGATTTTGACAACACTTTTTTAAAAGTGTTTTTAAATAAAAATAAAAATAAAATAATATTATTATATATATACAAATATGGAAAATCCTTCAGATAATGTTATGGGTACAACCGATGAAATTCCTGCGAGTATGCGTGTTGCGTCTTCTGTATTAGAACCTATTACTATTACACAGACCACTTGTAAATTTGTTCTTGAATCAAAAGGTATTCTTTCCAGAGATACTTGCCTGCAATTTCAATTACTTGGTGCTTCCCAGTTCCTACCAATTGGTTCGGGGATTTATTCTTTAATTAAAACTGCTACGCTAAGAGCTGGGGCAACAAGAATTTGTGAAATGCCGCAATTAGCATTCTATCGTAGTATGACACATGCTTACGATACACCATCCTATCGACTAAACTATACCCGCCTCCAAAAAGGTATTAATACTACTGTTGCAAATACTCCCGTATCCCCAGGTGTTGTTGGGAATACTAATGATTTTGCTGGTAGATTTCAACCCGCTGGTGCATCTGTAGCCAGTAACCCAACAGTTACTAATTTAAGTCCTGATATTGAAATTACTACTTCCGCTGATACTTCGCCTGTATTCACAATTTATCTACGTGAATTATTCCCTATTTTAGATTCGATTGAACTTCCATTATTTTTAATGAAAGATGAAGTTGCGATTGATTTAACATTCAACTTACAAACTACTGCAGCGGATGGTTCTGGGCCAAACACAAATGGAAGTCTGGCTTGTAGTCCAGCAGTCGCAGGAGCAGATGCTCAGAATATCTGCACATTAAATACGGAGTCTGTTTTAATGTATGTTGATACTATTTATTATGCAAATGAGAGAATGGAATTGGTTGATGAAGCAGTAAATGATTCACGGGGTATGTCTTTACTATACACGGATGTAATGACAAATGTTGCGAATGTAGGGCAACTGGACTCAACTAAGGTAACTACTGATGATGCAATATTTTCCAAAGGTTCATTTACACATATCATTCCAGTTTCTGGTTTTGCTGTTAAAAATATTCTTTGGTGTTATAATACGGCAAATAGAACTTCAGCATCCTCATCACCAGCAAGTGGAGCAGGTGTAATAACGCTGACTCCAACAAATTACAATGGATTCTTTGGTAAATATGCTATGAGTGCTACTGTAAAACCTGACACATGGAATATTCGTGTTAATGACCAATTATTATTCCCTGAATTTATTAGCAATCCTTCGTATAAGGCACAGGAGGCAGGTTATGTATATGGAAGTCCTGTAAATCTCAACCAGGCACTTTATTCTTTCAATGCGACAGCACAAAAGAAGGATGCATTTTTAGCAACTGCTAATACTCAATTATTCGGTAATTATGTTGCGAATCAGTACGAACTTTGGGGAGGACTCAATGGTATTCAAGACCTAACGGGTCAGCAGCATTTCGTCGGAGTTAATCTTTCAACAATGTATGGAGATTCTAATGATGATACTACACTTGTTAATCAGAAACCAATTGAAGTAATTCATCAGAGCTTCCCAGTTAATTCTACCACAAATTTCAATTATAACGCATTTTATTACGTCGAACATACAAAACGCTTCTCTCTACTTGGTGGTGCCGTTAGATTACAAAATGGTCCAGGATTACCAAAGTCGCTTTAATAAGATTTAAAATAAAAATTAAAATAAAAATATATATATATGGCATACGGGAGTTCAAAGCCGAGCAATATCGAAACAAAAAAACCAGAAACAAACGAGAAGAAAATCTTTCAGGGAGGGAAAGCCAGGGATACAAAAGCAAAAAAATCAAAAAAAGAAGATGGGTTATTCACAGAAACGGAAGGTAAAATAAAAGAAGGTGGCCTTCGTCGGGCATTAAAAATAAAAACCGATGGAGAACCTTTAACAAAAAAAGAATTATCACCGCTATTAAAACACGACAATGACAAAACTTTTCAGTTTAGAGGAAATAGTATTAAAATGACTGATAAATTGAAAAAACAGATTCGTTTAGCATTAAATATGATGTGACACTTTT